GGGTTCGGTGGTTCGAATCCACTCCCCACCATCATAGGGATATAGTTCAATGGTAGAACAACGGTCTCCAAAACCGTCGATGTGGGTTCAACTCCTACTATCCCTGTTGTAATGTTATGGCGGTATTGGTGAAGGGGTTAACACACCGGATTGTGGTTCCGGCACGCGTGGGTTCGATTCCCACATACCGCCCTAGATTGGGCATCTTGTTTTATTTAGCTGGTCCAATCAGATTGGATAGGCGATTATGGTGGTATAGCCAAGTGGTAAGGCAGAGGTCTGCAAAACCTTTATCGTCGGTTCGAATCCGATTACCACCTTTGACTGGGTGTATCCAATCATTATTAGTTATTTTTTGCCGGAGTGGCGGAACTGGCAGACGCGCTGGACTCAAAATCCAGTGTCCGTTGAGGACGTGTGGGTTCGAACCCCACCTCCGGTATATCAAGGAAATATATGTCTGTTTAAAAATAGAAGGAACGTTGATATAACAACGTTCCTTCTATTTTTTTGCTCTTATAAAATCATATTCATACATACTTATGCAAGCTAGTGCTACAGAAGTGCTATTTTTTTAGAGTGCAATGCTACATTTTTACCGATTTTGTAGCATCGGAGTTAAACCTACCCCAATCAACGCCACTGCCAAGCTTTGTCATAACGCGTTCGGCCTTGTCGTCCTCAGCCTGCTCTAGCTCTTGAATTATGTGTAGATAAGTCTTTGTTGTCGTTGAGATACTTTCATGCCCCAAACGGTGGCTGATATAGGCGATTGAAGCCTTTTGGTACAGTAAAATTGAAGCGTGTGTGTGTCGTAGACCGTGGAAGTTAAGTTTTTGATCTATACTAGCTGATTTCAGCAATTCTGCTAATCCATCATTGAGGGCCTTAGAAGAGGGGACCCGCTGGTAGCGAGAGAAGAACACTAAATCCTTAGAGTTCGATATCTCTTTGGATTTGAGAAATAGATCTTGTTCATAATGCAGCTTCTGCAAAATATTGAGTAAGTTACGGTCTACTTTTATCTTCCGTATGGAGTAAGGATTTTTTGTTGGTCCAAAGTCACGTTTTTTCCAATTCCAAGACTTATTAATATCTATGGTTCCGTTCTTGACATCTATGTCGGTCCACGTTAACCCCGCAATCTCTTGCTGACGCATGCCTGTAAGCAGGGCAGTTAAGCACATGTATGAAGTTACGTCCAAGCCGTTAAGATTGCTCATAGTCACCTTATAGAGCTTAGCTGCATCTTTGTAGCTTAGGTACTTAATCTCCCGGGTGTTGCTGGTATCAAAGACAATGTGCGTGTTCAGTGTAAAATCGCGTGGGATTACGCCATCATTTACCGCGTTACGCACGGCGGCACGAATATGGACGTTAATCTTGGCGGCTGATTCTTTAGAATGTGTTTTTTCATCTTTGCCATCGCCAAGGCCGTACCAATTGAGAAATTTCTGGTATTGAGCCGTGTCTATTTTTCGGAGTAGGGTGTTTCCAAAATATTTAGTGATCGTGTTAATCGTGTATTGGTACCTTTCGGCCGTCGCGTCAGCAATATTTGGCTTCCTAAATATTTTGAACCATTCTGTGAAGTAATCCAAAAAAGTGATGTTGCGCTGAGAGATTTTTCCGCCACTGTGCACTTGCTGCTCTAATTCAATACCATAGACCTCTGCTTCTCTCTTGGTTCTAAATCCACTTTTGGACTTATAATGGCGCTTGCCATCGGTGCCTTTAAAACTGACACGGGCGATCCATTTTCCATTTCCTCTGTATATTTCCGCCATGTTGATTCCTCCTTGATTTGGAAATTGAAACTATTGATATTTCCAAACGTATGTTCTTTTTGAGCTCTAAATAAAAGCCCTGAACGGGCCCAAGTACATATTTATCTTTTAATGTCACCATCTTTGGGACTATGCTTCTCCCCGGAATCGAACCGAGGGGAGTCACCAGACAGAAGCTGTTATTCAAAATGACACCTTGAATATCCATGTTTTTTTGCCCAATGCAATGAGACGTGCTTTTTATATGAAGCGTGTTTCAAACCACGACAATTTTTATTGAAGTGATACTTCTTCCCGTGTTTGGGTGCAATCCAAACGTATGTAGTTTTTGCGTGAGCAGTAGTGATGTTTGGAACAATAGGAGCTGCACCACCCATAAATAAGGTGAAGGACAATGCAACTACCGCAACACTCTTTTTGATATTTTTCAAAACGAACCTCCTATGAATATGTAGTCAGCTTTTAACGTCATCGGGTGTGGACAATAGGATGATTGAATAGATACTTGATAAGGCTTTAAAATCTATTTCTGAAAGGGTGAGCCTCAGGAGAATCTTGTGGATTAGCATGTTTCCAATGTCCGCCAAATTTTTTACCAATAGGCGCATTTTCTTTAAGGCAGGTGAAGCGTTCGCCCTGTTCATTTTCAATAATAAAAATGCGGTTGAACTCATTCCGAGTCTCTACAATTTTGCAGTTCTCATGTTTAACATTGAAGACATCAACGAAATCCATATTAAGACCTCCCATATCAGTTGGACATAAATTATACCCATACGAATTGGACGAAAATAATAGACCAGTGATAATAATTGTCGACATTGACTACAACATTTTTTGAAATTATGCTTATTCCTGAAATCTAATCGAAGGGAGTTACCAGGCAGAAGCTACGTCTTAGGCATATAACAATCCAGTTACACAAATTTATCATGAAAAGGATGTGCATCAGGAGAGTCACTAGGCTTGGCATGTTTCCAATGATCGTGAATTTTGGAAGAGCGAGGTGCATCATCTTTCAAACAGGTAAAACGTACTCCCTGTTCGTTTTCAATAATAAACACACGTTTGAAGTCGTTCTGAGTTTGAATGATCTTGCAGTCGTCATGCATAACATTAAATACATCAGTAAAAACCATTTAATTACCTCCATAATGCAAAAGTTAGTGTTTTGACCGTATGTGAAAAAGGTAAAAGGACACAATTATGATAACTAATACAATCAGAGCAATAACTGGTAAGTGGTCGATTAGATCATTTATCAATTGAAAAACATCTTTCCTTAACGTTAAAGTCATCTCCTCAGATAGTTACCTAAATGGACCTTGTTGGACTCGAACCAACGACCGGACGGTTATGAGCCGTCTGCTCTAACCAACTGAGCTAAAGGTCCATGATAATTAATTGCTAATGTAGATACCAATTAGGTGGAATAGCTTCTGTAAAAAGCAACCACTCAAACCCGCCAATTAACAGACAGACAAAGTAGAGTACAGCTAATTTTTTTTGGTAAAGTTCCATGCTATGCCATCCACGAGTATATAATCGAAAAACTGTTAGTCCAGTCATCACTAATCCAAGTATTCCCAATATTAGTACGCCAATAAGAATGAAAACATCTGGATGATTAGGATCGTTTTCGGCTAATCCAACACTACCATTGATGATTAGAAACAGTGGGGTCATCAGTAGTAAGACGTTAATACTCAGTTCTAGCCACATTTTACGTTTAGATGTAGGCATGAGTATGTCTCCTTTCGTATGAATAGATACCATTGTATCTTTAATTTCTTACATGAACCCTGTGAGACGCAACCTACAGTTTAGGAAACTGTTGCTCTATCCTGTTGAGCTAAGGGTCCAAATGCTTCTCCCCGGAATCGAACCGAGGGGAGTCACCAGACAGAAGCTGATTATTTCGTTAGTAACACCAGTGACACTTCTTATAGCCATGTTTTTTTGCCCAGTGCAGTGTAACGTGTTTCTTATGTTTAGCTGCATTTAAGCCGCGGCAATGTTTCGAATGATGCCATTTAGTGCCATAATTTGGAGCAATCCAAACGTATGTAGTTTTTGCGTGAGCAACTGTAGTATTGGGAATAACTGGCGCTGCACCACCCATAAACAGGGTGAAAGTCAAAGCAATTAGCGTAATGCCTCTCTTAATAGTTTTCATGATATCCTCCTGTAAAAATATTTGATCAGCTTTTTAGGTCTTCGGGTGTGGACCAATCAAGCCTATTATCTATTGGACAAAGTCTTCGATAATATCTGACTCAAGTGTTTTGCCGTTTAACTTGACGGTTTTAGTAAGTCCACCGCCTAAAATAGTGATATTACTGCCCTCTGAAATATGGTGAGAGTGCATGTCTTCAACTTCAACTTCGGCGACGGTGGCAGCTGTGTTGTCACTGTTGCTTAGAACGATATAGTCCATGGTATTATTGTCAGAATTTCGCTGAATATATGTGACGGTTCCGGTTACCTTAATCAGTTTTTGATCATATTTATCTGGGTTATCAGTGAAACTTTCAAGACTTACACGTTTATATTTAGACCTATAGCTCGATTTAGTTGACGAATTTTCATTTTGTTTTTTCACTGATTCATCAAGTGAAGCAGATACTGAACTATCAATGCTTGCGGATATTGAAGATGATTTTGAGTCGCTGTCAGTGTCAGCAGTTTTAGAGCTAGGGGTGTTGTGTGTCGTAAGATAGCTCATAACCCTCAACTGGTGTTTATTACTTTTTATCCCGTCTTTTTTGGCATATACGACATATCTTCCCGGAACAAGTGCATCTTCATAGAAAGTACCATCGCTGCCAGCTTTGATCTTCTCAACATCATTATGCTTGTTTTCTGGAACAAAAATGACACTGGCTCCTTTTACAGTCTTACCCTCAGCGTGGTTTATATCATAAATTCTATTTTTTTTGAGCCGCAAGCTAACGTTTGTGACCTTTTTATTGTCCTTTATGTTATTACCGCTTTTAGCAGAACTTTGACATCCAGATAGTAAAATTGATCCTATCACAAAGGGTCCAATTATTTTAATTATTCCCATGCTTTCCTCCCGGTATATGTACAGCTTTTAGCGTCATCAGTTTTGGACATATTATATTTTTTCCAGATTTGTAAGTATATCAGGCAGGCTTACCTAATCAAAATCGTAGGGTAGGCCATATTGGCGTGCTAAGTCTTTGTACGAAGACGGCATACGATCGTTATCTTCAATAAATAGTAAACCCATCAATGCGGCCGAAAACTCGTCTGCCTCAGTTTCAAGCTGACCGTGTGCCTTGTTGCTACTTGTATAGTAGCCGACCAGACCTTCCTGAAGAATGGCATGACCCAGTTCGTGGCCCATAACAAAGTATTGGGTAGGGGTATGTCTAATTGTTGTATTGAGCATAACAACAGGCTGGTCACCATCATAGACAGTTTTGCCTAGTGGATAATGGCCAAACAAGCACCATTCGACTTGAATATTGAGTCTTTCTGCAATTGTAAAGGGATTGGCGGTGTGGTATCGATTCATTACTGTTTTCGCAACGTTACTTATCTTTTCCAAACAATCAGCCCCTAGTCGTGCTTATGGCGCTTCCAGAAAATCGTTGTCATCGCCACACGTACTTGTTCTTTTTCTTCTTCTGTGAGGTCCTCACCGCCATAAGTCATGGACCCCTCGTTATCAGTTAGGAATTTTTCTAAGTCATTTGTATCCTTTTCATTAGCCCACACAGGAGTACTATTTTTACCGAGGAGATAATCCGTGGTGACTTCAAAAATGTCTGCGAACTTAGCAAGTTCAGAATTGGTTATGTTTCGATTCCCATGTTCTATCTTGTTCATTGTTACCTTGTTGAACCCCATCTTATCTGCGAGGTCTTTTTGGGTCCAATTGTGTGATTCTCGTAAGTCAATAATTCTAGAAATTAATTCTTTATCCATGATTGGCCTCACTTTCGTTACTGTATTGACAACTAGATGATAGCACGGTTACTTTTTTGGAAACAAAAAGTTTCTAAAAAAGTAACGATTTTTCTTGACATTACTAAATTAGTAACTTAATATATAGTCATGGTTAATACATCAGTAACCGAAAGGGGGATAAAGAATGATTGAGCTTGATTTGCGTCTAATAAAAAGTCGTCGAATTGAATTGAAATTGACCCAGCAAGATATGGCTGATTACCTAGACATGGGAAGTAAGGCTAACTACTCTCGATACGAAAGCGGAAAGTATGCGTTCGATGCTAATACAATTCCGATGCTTCATAAAGTGTTGGGAATTCCGATCACAAAGCTATTTACTCAAAAAGTTACTGATTCAGAAACTATTGCTTCTACTGAGGAGGTGAGCTGATGAAGAAAGGCTTCTGGGAAAAGTTCGATGATTTCACCGAGGATCATATGATGGCTATTAGTTTTGTTTGGCCACTAATTGTTGTAGTAGTGATTGATGTATTTTTTGCACTATTTGATAAATAGATGAACTATGACTTGCGCGACAACTGCAACAACTATAGGCCAAGCATAAATTTGAATCTTTAACCAGAGATTCCGTTTCCAAGCATGGTTTAAGTCGTCACGATAATCTTCACCTTTTGGGCTTAGCCAACCAGACTTGGCGTTTCTAACCAGATAGTAAGTGCCGTTGTGTTCTTGATTAAGCTCAGCCTGAAGCAGCCCCATATGTTTATAGTCCATCAGTTGAATGGCTTCATAAACTTCTAATTCAGAATAGCCATGTTGTTTACAAGATTTTATTAAGGAGATCATTCCTTTGTTTGAAAATGGCGCGTCATTCAAATAATTCAGTATCATTTTTCGTTTTTTATCACTTGGTTTCAAGAATTTCACCTTTCTAAGTCAATTATGACATAAAGAAGGAATATTGAGGAGGTGAGCTGATGGCAAGTCTTCTAGGAATTGCCGTTGTCGTACTACTCTTAAGCGGACTTTCAGATTAAAGGAGGTGTCAAAATGACACGACAAGAAAAGATCAACTTTGTTGCAGCAAGTAGTAATCACACCGCAGATATCATTACTGCGATGGTTGAAGCAAATGGCGAGAGCTATCTTGATCGCTTGTACATGATTGAGTGTGCCAAAGCGAATGACCAGTCATTTGAACTCCAGTATCAATGATAACTGTGATATTAGGAAAAGTGATTGAATCCAATTTCCAATCACGATGGGAGGAAAAAGATGCAAAGCAAATTTTCGGAACAACTAACGCTTGCCCTAGATGGGATTCAGGGCTCGCTAACGCATAAGCAAATAGCTGGTAAGGTTCACGTGTCTGTTGGTCAGCTAAGTCGTTTGAAGAATGGCACTCGTAACACGGACAAGCCAACACGAATATCGTTGGCGGAAGCACTGCAAAGTATTTGGCTTAATTTTTCTGGGGCACGGGAGGATTACCATATTCCGTCTTTTATGAAAAATAAGACCAAGCATAACGATGTGATGGCGGCCCTGTTTCAACAGCGAAAAGAGGAAAATGAGCGGCGACAGTTGGAAGATGCATTCGATGAGGCCATCGGCACTAAGCCGGAGCTTCGATCACCGCAGCAACAACAACTAATCCGAGATTATTTCAAAGAATATGTTGAAGAAATTGGGGCTGAGAACACGGACATCGTGATGAAGGCCCAATATGCTGGGGTTCAATTGCAAAGCTATTTTGATAAATATAACGATCAGTATGGAGGGTGAGGCTATGTCTACGTTTGATCCACAAGTAGTCGCGGAAAAGGTCATTGAAAGCCGGGTTGACGATCTCCTTAACGAAGACCAACAATTTCAAATCTCCGTTAACATTAAACAACTTGCCACGATGACAGGTTCCTCAGTATCAACGCTTGAGACAACATTTGTCCCACTGTCATATGTGCAGGAACTGCAACGTAAGGTTGGCGAAAAAGGCAGAAAACGAGTTTGGATTTATCCAGAAATTCGTGATGCTTGGCTTCGATATCTTGATGAAAGGGGGTAATTAGAATGGATTTGTTTTATTACTATGTCGGCGAGTGTGTGTCATGGTTCGGATTGATTTCTGGGGCAATGTTCCTAGGATTCAAGCTTTCTGAGAGTGTTCACGACATGGGCGGCTGGAAAGCATGGGCAATGGATTTCTTCGGATTGGAGGATCACAAATGATTTTATGGCATAAAAAAAGAGTCCTGAGCGGGCACTCAGAACTCGAAGATAAATTACATTTATCCTATTTCTATAACATTAATTCTACTCCAGACGGGCGGTGGTTGCAATGGCGATGAACGTGCCAGATCATGCAACATTCGATTTTGTCCGATACATGAATCGGCTAGAATCACAGCCTGAAACGGAATTCATGGTCAAAGATACCAATGGCAACCCCATGATTTCCGGTGAAACTTATTGGGAAGCAGAAGGCCGATATGTGCCGACCGATGAAGATTCAATGCACGACTTTTTAGATGCTGAGGGTGAGGATTATGGAGTCCAGATTGATTGGGACTATGACCATCTGGCAGCTATCTTGGAAGATTTTAAGGGGGCGGAGGTGATCTCATGGACGTAGTCAAGGTACACACAAGCAGCCGTTTCCAACCTAAGGCAGTGATTGCTACTAATTTAGCTGAACTAGATGACATTAAATCTGATCTGTTCAAGGAAGTTCAACTGTTGGCCGAAAATGATCGACTTAGCAATGATGAGATTGATCGGCTATACAGTATCAGCGACGAGCTTGTTGCTTGGTCACCCAATTTGGAGGAGGAAAAGTAAATGGCTAATTCATTATCACGGGTTCCAGTTAAGACTTTAGTTAAGCAAGATAAAATTCAACAAATGTTTGAGGGCGCTCTGCACGAAAAGGCTACTCAATTTGCAACTTCATTGGTCAGCGTAGTCAATGAGAACCGTAAACTGTCTCAGGTTGATTCGATGTCAGTCATTAATTCGGCAATGGTTGCTGCTAGTTTAGACCTACCAATTAATCAGAATCTGGGCTACATGTGGTTAGTGCCTTACAAGAATGTGGCTACACCACAAATTGGGTATAAGGGTTACATCCAATTAGCCATGCGAACCGGTCAGTATAAGTCGCTTAACGCCATTGTGGTCTACGACGGCGAACTTAATGGCTGGAACGCATTGACTGAGGAGGTCGACTATAATCCGACCGGAAAGAAGTCAGACACAGTCATCGGATATATCGGGTACTTTAAGCTGCTGAACGGCTTCGAGAAAACTGTTTATTGGACGCGAGACCAGATTGATCAGCACCGTCAACGGTTCTCTAAGATGTCCGGCGGTAAGAATCCTTCTGGCGTATGGGAATCGGACTTTGACGCAATGGCTCTTAAGACAGTCCTGAGGAATTTATTGAGTAAGTGGGGACCAATGTCCACGGAAATGTCCGAAGCGCTGACTCAGGACGAAAAGAAGCAAGACAGCAAGGTGCCAGTCGACATTGATGCCGAAGAGGGCACTGATACCACCGCAGCCCTGCTTAACGACTTTAACAAGGCCGAGGGGGCCAAGACGGTAAATGCCGATGAAAAGGACGGTGACACGGATGACGACAGCAACAGCGACTCAGAGCCAACTGGTGAAGAGCCTGACCACTCCGCCCAGACTTCGATTAACGTCTAAAAATTACTACAGCCGGGTTACGGATCAAGTCTACATGTCAGCAACTTGGTTCAAGAAGTTTGAAGAGTGCGAAGCATCGGCTTTGTACGAGCTTAGTGAACCGCCAGAAGAACTGCGGCCGGCAAATGCTCCCAAGACCGAGGGCGTTACTCCAGCGATGCTAGTGGGAAATCATATTCACTCTTACTTTGAATCAGGCAAGTCACACCAAGAGTTTGTGGAAGAACATACGCCGGTACGTGGAGACTCGAAAGACGAGCCGACTATCTACACCCAGAAGGGAAAACTGCTCAGCAAGTATAGCTATGTGGACTTGATGGTCAAACGTATGGAACGATTCGACCTCTTCAATTACTTCTACAACGCGCCTGAGTGTCAAAAAGAAGCAATCATCTCTGGACAGATATTCGGAGTTAACTGGAAAGGAAAAATTGATTCTCTCAATGTTGAAAAAGGCTACTTCTGTGATCTTAAGACAACTGCTGAAATTGATCGTGATTTTTATAATCCTGCTATTCGTGACCGTGAATTGTGGTTCGATCACTGGAATTACGGCTTACAAATGGCCGCCTACAAGAAGCTGCTACAGGACCAATATCACAAGCCGTTTCACGTCTTCATCTTCGCAGTTGATAAGAAGACCCCGGAGCCAGCCATTGAATCCTTTGAGGTCGATTATGGACGCATTGAGAAGGGGCTTAAAGAGATTGAAGAATATCAGCCACTCCTAATGGATGTGATTGCCGGTAAGACAAAACCGATCCGTTGTGGTAAGTGCAACTATTGCCGTGCGACATACCAACCGACCGGATTCAAGTCATTAGATATTGAAATTTAGGAGGTGAAGACTTGGATTACTTCAAACAACGACGAGCGTACCGTAATTTTAAGATGTATGAAGCGAGCGTCTCTAATGGGCAAAACAATCTGTATCGCGAGTTATTAGACTACGCGAACGATGAAGGCAAATTGGATGTTCAGTTTCGCATGAAAAATTCGGCACTGCTTAGTCTAACAGGATTATCCGAGCCCGGCCTCGATAAGGCAAGAAATTCACTGGTACAACTTGGACTGATCAAGTACATCAAAGGTAAGAAAAACGTCAAGCCGCCTGAGTATCGGGTGGTCAAACTTTACGGTAGGCCAACTGGTTACACAACCAGTAACCCAACTACAAATGAAAAAAGTAGGTCAACTGGTTTAGATGAAGTAGGCCAACCAGTTGGGCAAGGTGGAGGTCAACCGGTAGGACATAAAGAACTTACTGGTACTGACCTTGACTTGACTGGTACTGACCATGATGAAGATGACGCGGGTGTCACCCGAGGGGATGTTATCGACAAATGGACCAGTCTCTGGGGGTTCCCTAACGCTATCGCCACCCCTGAGATTAACGAATGGCTTGATGCCTTGCCTGCCGATGTGGTGGACTTCGCAATCACCATCGCCGGTGAGCACCAGGTCAAGGCCACTGGATCACTCAAGTACATGCGAGCAGTGATTGAAGGGTGGCAGAAACGGGATATCTCCACACTTGATCAGGCTAAGAAGGCAGCGAAGGAACACGACCAACGCATGAAAAGTGAACGCGGTGGCTCTAAGCCTACTAGGGCTAAAGAAACCTTGCCAGACTGGGCGCAATCGGGGGCCACTCCAACGGCTACCCGAACTGAACTAACGCCTGAACAACAGGAAAAAATTAACGCGCGAATTGCGCGACTACAGCAGAATGGAAAAACAGAACGGGAGGCTACATCATGAACGACTTAGTAATTATGAAAAATCGACAGGCAGTTACTACGAGCCTGCAAGTAGCAGAGACTTTTGGCAAAAATCACCGCGATGTTTTGCGGGCTATTGATGACATGAAAGATGTGCGCAATTTTGCGCAGATGTACGTTGAGAGTGATATTCCGGACTCCTATGGACGTTCGCGGCGGGCTTACTAAATGAACCGCGATGGATTTACGCTGCTGGCAATGGGCTTTACAGGAAAACGTGCGACTAACTTTAAGTTGGACTACATTGAAGCCTTTAACACAATGGAAAAGCAGGTTCAGTTACCGATGACACCTGAGGAACGGCTTCAATTAGCCATGGAAAATAGCAATCGGGCGAATCATCGTCTGACTGACGTTGAAGAACGGGTGGACGACTTGGAGAGCAATGCCAAACTTGATCCGTCCGAGTACGCCCATATCGGTAAACGCGTGAACAAGGCAGTTAGCGATTACGTGAAGGTTCATCGTCTGCAGCTGACTCGTAAACAACGAAGTGAGCTATACAAAGACATTAGCAATGGCCTTAATCAAGTAACTGGCGTCCGCACACGTACTCAGATTCGTGAAAGGGACTTCGACAAGGCCGAAAAGTTCATTGATGATTGGCGGCCAAGCACTGCTACTAAAATGTTGATCCAGCAGACAGAATTACCATTGGCAGGTGTCGCCGGTGATTGAGTTAGTCGTATATGGTGAACCAGTACCAGCAGCGCGGCCACGTTTTAATCGTAGCGGACATGCGTATGATCCATTAAAAAGTCGGACGTATAAGCAGTATGTGTCATTAGAAGCTAGTAAACAGTATCACGGTGATCTAATTGGCCGGAAGCCATTAGTGGTCCATATAGCCATTTATCGACCAATACAAACCAGCGTTAGCCAAATCGAACATGCTAGAAGGGCACAAGGACTTCACCGACCAATAGTTAAGCCTGACACGTCCAATTACGTCAAACTCATTGAAGACGCGCTCACAGGCGTTATCTGGAAAGATGACAACTGTATTGTTGATCTATCGGCTAGTAAGTATTATTCAGACGATCCAAGAATTGAAGTGACAATCACGGAGGCAAAAAAATGGCTAGATTAGTTACGGGTGCCGGTCGTCAATCTGACCGTGATTATACCCAACGCAAGAAACACCACTCCCGTAAGGTGGAGAAACGGTTAAACAATCAAGCTAAGCAACGTTCAGTGGCTCGCTATGACCAGCGAACGTGGCCCAATATGTCGTACAGCGCTAAAGACTTACGAGAGCGGAACAATGAGACTGGGCGCAGGGTTAAATGGACGCCCCAAGGTTTGGTTGTGCTAGAAGAACAACAATCAGAAAAGTCGTGATTAGATTCATGTTATTAAGACTATCAAGTGAACATGGTTGTATAGAGTGTCGGCTAGGTTATGCTCGGAAGCATTACTTGGGACACATACCAACGTGGAAAATTAAGGCCGCTATCTGGCAACAGAAAAAGCCAGTCATCAATGGCTGGCGAGTGGAGGTAATCAAGTAATGGCAAAACAGCGAAAACGTTCTAAGCGTCGAGCAGTGAAGCAAAAGAAGCGCCGTATGGCGCAACACGCACGGGAACATCAGCCAGTGGCAGTAAATCCACCAGAGACGCGTGTGAAGCCAGTGGCACATAAGGTCAAGGTGGTTAGCACCAACGGGTTATATAACTCGTTAGCGTAAAGGAGGCAACCAATGTTTAATTACAGCAGTGAAGTTGAGTGGATTCAAGTCGCTGACGTTAGTGGCAGCCAAGTTTGGATTAACTTGGCTAAGGTTGATTGTATCTCTGAAAATGGTGATGGAACAACGACTATTTACTTAACTACCAAGATTGTACGTTCCACAATGCCATTTGACCAAGTGCTAGGCATTTTAGCTGGTAAGGATCAATGATCCTGCCTAACCGTTTCGACTTAGTAGGCGTACCTGAGTACACCATAGGCGGTAAAACCAAGTACCACTGTGCGATTGTTCAGAGGTCGGGAAGGCTTTCAGGAGTAGGCGTTATGGCAGATGTTTGGTTTGTCGATACTAATGAAGTGCGGCGGGTTATGTGTGCGGACTTACGTAAATGGCCTAAGCCAAAGAAAAAACGGAGGTAATTAAGATTGAATCAAAAAAAGTCGCGGGATTCTGACTGGGTGAAGTACACAGAAGCGTTAATGTCAGCAATTAAGTACCGAATCAAAATGAGCATTTCCTTAGAAAAGTTAACGGCCGACATGCGAGAAGATGGCCTGTATGACTATCCAAAAGGGACCAAGAAGGATGGCTTGGAACAAGCTCTTGAGGATATTGATTTTGTTTGCAAAGGAATACTACACGATGATTAATCGCCCGGATTGTTACGAAGAAGCCGTTAGAGAGCTACAGGAGCAGCACGACGTGATTGTAGCACCGAGTGATGTTGAGATTGGGAGGGCGAATGATGGTACCAAAATTTAGAGCGTGGGACGAAACGCAGCATAAAATGCTACAAGTCGACTGTATAGAGTTTATCGATGGCAAGGCGTACTGGGTTGAAGCTAGTCCTACTGATGGTAATGTTCAAGGTGGAAATGATGGTCCTGTTAGGGACAACAGCCAGCTTAAATTGGAGCAGTATACCGGCCTGAAAGATGCCAACGGTAAAGAAATCTACGATGGCGACATCGTTAAGTCTATCTACAAGTATGCTCAGCCTAAAATTTCACAAGTTATTATGGAGGATGGTAATAGCTATATCCTTGGAGAAGACTTGGCTACTGGGAATGAGATGCTAGTTAGTGACCATATTAATGAGATTGAAGTCATTGGTAATGTGCATACGAACCCAGAACTATTGGAGGCAGACAATGACACACGAACAGATTGAGTATCGTAATTACGTGCTGCAAGGCATGGCAAGCTATGGTGGCGATGTGGCACAGGCGTTAGTGTGGTGCGGCAATCACTTCACCAAGCTGAGTAACAGCCAGCGCAACGCGATTAACAAGCTGTCAGCGAAGGAACGCAACCAGGTTATCCATGAGCTGACGATGGGATAAAATTCTTATTTTATGTAGGAGGAAAAATAAAATGAAAAAATTTTTCTTGCGTTTGCGAGAGGTTTTTAGTTGTTTGTATTTACGGTATATAAAAAGGCCACAGTGTATTGTCTGTGGCGAGGTTGGAACTTTAAAAGTTGGCGAACATCAATATATTTGTGAAAGCTGTGCAGAAATCATGGGGGAGATTGGAAATGACAGAGACTAAACGGCATTCCAAATGTTTGCTAGGGTTTGTGCATCAATCTTTAATTGTAAGATTTTATTTTCAGAAACAGGGGATCCAGTGATAAGTTTTCCGTTTTGCAGATTTAACACCGCAATTTTACAGTCATTAGTGGAAAAACTGTAATTAGCGCTTTCCATCAGAGTAAGCATGGATTCAATGTTTCTCTTGGTAACTTTTGTAGACACGTTTGGCTTTTTGTAATATGCCTTAATCAAGTACTTCTGACCATTTAAGATAAGTCCAAACTCTGGTGATGATGAGATTGATATGGTATTAGGAATCGTCCAATTGGCACTACCGGTGTCAAAATATTCAACACTATCGTAGGAGTTGTAAAATTTGATGAATTTTTGAATGCATCGTGAATAGTTAGCTTTCTTTTCGGTGCGTACAGTTTCAACGATGTCAGCGAATCGATCAACGGGTTGACCGCTTTTCAAAACATTCTTAATATGTGTGCGCAAATCTTTGTAGTAATCGATTGCCGGCGAATATTCACTATTCTTTAGCTGCTTTACGTAAGTCATTTTTGCAGAAGTGCTTACTTTGGCAGTGAAGGTTAAAAACATCGTCAATGATAAATGGGGATCCATGGTAGTAGCCACCTTGAGGGAAATTCAATGTAGTATGGCTACTAGAGCCACAACATATTGTGGCATCAATGATAGCATAGCATATTTAAAAATGCTAGTAAGTAGTTAACTATTTTCGGGAGGCACTAGTATGTGGAGCAAAATTGAACCGCTTTTGGAAAAACGTGGAATCACACCACATCACCTTTCAAAACTGATGGGTGATTCCAATGATTCAAACGTTTACGCGTTGAAGAATGGCAAAATCAAGCGCCCAAGTTTTGACTTGATGTGCAGAATTGCCAAAGCGTTGGATGTTAGCTTAGATGTTTTTAGGTAAACAAAAAAGGGCCGCCCGGCAGCAGCCCTTACCCAAATTATGCTTACTCAATGGTCAACAAATTAATTATACCATTGATAGGGGCTGAAAGGGTTGGCTGAATTAGATTTTGACAATATGAATATGGGAAGTCTATTCCCGGAAGTAGATGCTGGAGCAACTTTGCAAAACGTGACACACTTTTTATCTGTAGTATTGCCTAAGATGGTCCGTATCAGTGGACAGTCAATGAGCGATTTAAAATCACCTAGCTATGATGGAATGCCAAAATCTCAGCCATCAGGTAATGCGACAGATTCAAGAATTGTGCGGCGGCTATATGCCGAAGAAGTCGTCAAACGGACAATCCAAGCAATTAAACACTGTGATAAAGATTGCCAGAATATCCTAGATGAACTATATCTACAAGAACTATCAGATACCATGTGCTTTATGGACTTAGGATTTTCTGAGTCTAGCTATTTCCACGTTTGGAAGCCAAAAGCACTATTACAGTTTGCCGATTGCTACATGCTGGATGATCTCCATGTTTTTAAAAAAAGCAGTTTTGATGCAGTTTGAGTGCAGTTTTTGTGCAGTCAGACTGCAGGCACTAGCCATATTTAAGGGTTATTCTAGTATCATCGAAAGAATTAAGAAAAACACGCATAGCTCAATGGTAGAGCAGACAGTAATTGCCTGACGCGGGTTCGATTCCCGTCAGTGACATTGGCGAGCATTACAAATTGGGAGGCGACTCCCCTTCATTTAAACGTATGTTCAGCTCGCCAAACTCCTGCATAAAATTGACCGGCCTGCATAACCGGTCATTTGGACCTTTAACTCAGTTGGTTAGAGTAGACGGCTCATAACCGTTCGGTCGTAGGTTCGAATCCTACAAGGTCCATTAAGTCGCTATAGCTCAGAGGATTGGTAGCTGCCCTGTGTTGATCAGCAGGTTGGTCCAGTTAGGTTAGAGCGCCCACCTGAGACGTGGGAGGTCACCGGTTCGAATCCGGTTAGGGGCGTTGGACGCAAATAAACCTAAGGAGATGAGCTCTCCCGTTCATTGACTGAGTGCCCAAGTGTGATTGTGGCGGAATAGGTAGACGCTAGTTGTGTAGGGTTCTCTAACTCTATATATGCGGGGATTACTCTTAATTCATGCAGGGTGCAAATCCCTACCAAGCACATTGGCCCTAAACAAATTTTTGCTTAACACTGGGTCATACAAACTAATCTGAAAAGAGGTGAGAACTTCTCTCAGTTTAGTTTGAAATTAGTCTGAGGAGCCGTCTGTGGTAGAGCGGTTCCTTTTTTGTACATAAATTAGGAGGGATCTATGATGACGACATTCAAATGTGTGAAGGTTATTATTTCCGTTGCTTTGATTTTTATGTCAATATTTATTGGAAATATTAATGCCCTCATATTTTCTATTTCAGCCTTTCTTTTCTCACTAACGGTGGAGTAATATGAGGATATATTAAATTAACCATCGGGGAGTATATAGAAATATGAATGTAGGGTTTTTTAATAAAGAACTGTTGAAATCAGTATCTGCAAGTGCCGGTTGGCTTTTTGGGGTTATTGGTGCATTATTGTCATTTGTTGATTTCAAGGAACAGACGAAAAAGGATGTACTAATTGGTTTTGTATTGCTCACAATTGTATTTTATATTGTTAAATTAATTTGGGCAAACTTGATAAGAAGCGCCGGTTTTAAGGTTGGGGATTCGAATATATCGGTGAAACACGGAGATATATTTAACAGTAAATATTATGACAATGGTAAGTTTATTAAAGTGTTTGCTTTTAACGAGTATTTTGATACAAAAGTTGATGATGAGATAATATCGCATGGCTCTCTTAACGGACAATTTATCGATAAAAAAGTAGATAACATCTCAAAATTAGATATTTCTATTGATAAAGATGGGAGACTGGAACATAGACACAAATTGGATATCAATAGAGATAGGCCAAGAGGTAAAAAAACAAGATACGAACTTGGATCAATTCATAAATTTTCAGAAGATGTTTTCTTGACAGCCTTAACTCATTTTGATGATAAAAACCGAGCGTACCTGTCTATTCAAGATTATGTAAAATTTCTAATTAACTTTTGGGATGAAATTGATGAAATGTATGCTGGAAGAACTGTAGTCATAACTCTATTCGGATCGGGTATAACCAGACTAGACCATGATAGGTATAGTGCGACAGAGATATTGGATACAATACTCTGGACTTTCAAGCTCCGAAGAATTAAATTTAAGAGGCCTACTAAGTTAATTATCCTTCTAGACAAAAATACAAATCGGGAAATCGACTATTTCCTGTTAAGGAGTAAATTTTATGGCTTACAGAAATAAGGTATATGTTGCATTTGATGGTGACAATGATATGCGGTATTACGAATTGATGCGAGGTTGGAGCGTCAAAGATGATTTTGAATTTAATGATGCACATGACTTACACAGTGCAAGAGATTCGAGCACCGAAGAATCAATTAAAAAAAGTTTAATGGACAGATTTAAGAATTCTAAATTGTTCATTCTTTTGATTGGTGAACATACAAAAAATCTAACGAAGTTTGTTAAATGGGAAATTGAAGTGGCGATTCGATTGGATTTACCGATTATCGCTGTCAATTTGAATGGCAAACGACAAGATGATGCTTTAATGCCTGCAGTTTTGAGAGATGAATTACATATAACTGTTCCCTATAAAGAAAAAATTATTAAGTATGCAATGGATAATTGGCCAGATTATGATGAAAGTTATCGAGGAGATGGTAAAAAAGGTGGATATTCTTATAAAGATAAAGTGTATGAAAGCTTGGGTTTGTAGAAATAATTAACGTCCTTTGGGGCGTTTTTATTTTGTCCAAAATTATTTAGTGCTCAAAATCCTGATATATCAAACAACAGTTATTTGGGGATAGTTGCAATTATCCTGTATAATTTATTTGTTGACAAATTATACGGAGGTTTTTAAATGGAAAAATTAATTATACGGGCAGATGTAACGTGGCAGGAAATCGACGAAAGAGTTAATGATATTTCAAAACGAGCTCATGAAATCAATCAAATGTCTGATAGACAAAAGGCACTAAAAGAATTTCGAGAGCTACGTGATTACGTTGAAAGCGATATGCATGAGCTGAAACTTTCACGGAATTCGGAAGTTCTGGATAACTGTGCCCCATTGCATTATTACCACCTCTATGGTACTCATATTCACTTTGAAAAGTTTGATACTGAGCATCTTGTATGGAATTTGGACGAGTTTGATCAAGCAAAAAAATGGTACGAAGCTTCTGTTTCACGTGCCTATATTTTGATTGAGGGTATTCCGGATTATGACTCAACAGTCTTTATTCCAACCAAACCCATGAACCCATATACAGTTGATTTATCGCCTACGGCTTTCAAGGCCTATAGTAATGGGAAACATATTCAACTTCAAGCGCATGGTTTAGCAACGCAAAATGTAAGACTGGAAGAAACGTACGGACAGTTGTTTGAAATTGTTTTATAAGTTTTTTATGGCGTCGCGTAGCAGCGATGCTTTTATTTTGCCCAAAATTAGGAGGTGGCCGGCATGGGCCAGATGGTAAATACAAAATTTGGCCTGGTCAGCCGCACAGAGGCACGCTGCTTGGGAGAGTTGGAACGTCAGCTTAAAGATGGACGGTGGCAACGTAAAAAGCCACAGCGACCATTTAAACAGCGTATTACAGTGTGGAGAAAAAACAGGGTAACAAGCGTGAAAAAATAAAAGAAGACCAGATTTTGGCCTTCTTAAAAATGATAATTTATTTATCGTCTTTATCTAACTTCTCCTTTACGTCATCAACCGTATCTTTAACAGCATCTTTGGCATCTGACAGTTTATCTTTAGCCTTACCTAGAATACCTTGACCCTTACCTTCAGCTTCACGGGCCTTATCGTTCGTAACCTTGCCTTCAACTTCTTTAGCTTTTCCACTTACCTTATCTTTGGTGCTATCAATCTTGTCATCTAGACTCATAATATAACCTCCCATAATGTATTTGTTACAACAGTATTATTCCACATTTTAATTTGCTTGTCTAATAAGGAGATCCTGCAAGAGATAGTGTAAATGACACTTATAAATTTAAATTTTCAGATTTTGAATCAAGCATCACTCGCAAAAGAGTGGTGCTTTTTCTGTAGGCGAAATCACAAAAGTAAAGGATGATAGCAATGCGCATCACGGTTAAACTTAATCCAGAAAACGTAGCTCAATTTTCATGGGCTTATTCGTATAGCCAAAAAATAGAGTATGAAGGTTCTTCCTGTTACGTCACAGGACTGGGAAGGGATGTCTATGGTGATTTTTATGCCCAACTAAGTCAGATGCCAACAAGTGAACTGACCGAAAAACAACGGAAAAAATTATTTGCTGAAAAGTTTATCCGGGACATGTTTGTATAACAAGGAGGAATTATGAAAAATAAAAAAGTAGATGCAACTGGATGCCTAGTGTCGATCATGACGATTGGCTTAGCGATTGTTTCAATTCTTGTTAGTGGATTATATTTGATGCTGGCTTGGAGTTGGGTAATTGTGCCAATTTTCAAGCTACCTGTGATGAACTATTGGGGTGCTACAGGAATTTCGATCATGTGGACAGCTTTGTTCCAGAAGAATTCCAGCATCGGTGCTGATTCGTTTGATACCTTAAAGCATGGAATCATAGCAATCATAGTTGATTCAGTGTTTATGGTTATTCTTTGGTTGATTAGTTTAGCAATTTAGTAGACTTCTTATAAAAGGGTGAATACGAATGAAATTAAGCAAATTAGCTGAGGTAGCCGCTAAATTCAACGGCTACATTGTACATGATAAGAAGAAAAAGACGATCGTTGTTACAGATCAACGTGGCGTGATGCATGCCCAAATCAAAGATGACTATAAGGGCGTTTATTTGATTCAAGCGTGGGCTGATTCACCATTTCCAACTGAATTAGCAATTGCGGTTGCGGAGTTTGCGGGATCACACCCGCTATTTCGCATGGATATGAATGTTTAAGGAGTGATGAAATGGATTTTGGAGAAGCATTAAAAGCAATGAAGTGTGGGAAACGAGTGCGACGCTCGGGTTGGAACGGCAAAGGTATTTTTATCAGTATTATTTTTGGTGAGGCCTATGAGGATGCAAGTCGCAATAAATATATGACTCATGATTATATTTGTATTGATACCACCGGGTTAAAGACTGACAACGAATACTCACCTAAAGACCGTGTTCCGTGGGTAGCCAGTCAAACAGACATGTTGGCTGATGATTGGAAACTAGTTGAAACTCAAGCAGAGCAAACAAAGCGAGTGATTAAGCGAATGCGTGATAGTTCAAGAAAGGCTCAAAAAAAGCTTATTACAAATTCAACGATAAACGTAAAAATTAATATTGATGACGACAGTTTGAAAACAGCCGTTAAAAAAATTGATGAGCATTTATCTATGAGTTATCGACCGGTTTCAACAGTGTATCTCAAACTTGACGATGCCGAACACGTTCGAGGAATGGCAATCCCATTTAAAACCAGTTATCCCGATCAAATTAAGGAAGTTCAAGATGTATTGCAGCAAAACATCGATGGCGGATTGATTAGCATTAATTAACTCGCGACAGTTAAAGTGAAATAATTTAATGCTTTTTATGAAACAACTCAACACAAATCTAATGGTCGGAGGTGGTGAATTTGATTGGCACGAGCACGGAATCCTAAAAGAGATAAAGCAAAGAAAATGTGGCTTGATTCCGACGGTAAACGGCATTTGAAGGATATTGCCGAAGAATTAGGAGTATCACCAAGCCAAATTCGCAAATGGAAATCGCTAGATAAGTGGTCCGATGAGCTCAAAGGTAACGTTACCAATGATGACGATGCTGAAAAGGAGCGTTACCATTCGGCACGTTACAATCAGAATGCAGCAGGCAATAGTGGCGGAGCGCCACCGGGAAACCAGAATGCTGTTGGAAACTTAGGTGGCGCCCCCAGGGGCAACCACAATGCCTTAGTGACTGGTGAGTACGAGACAATCGACTTTGACACAATGTCGGAAAAAGAACGCGCGCTTTTCGAAGGTGTGACGGATGATCCTTTGCTGACAATAAACACTCAAATACGGACGTTGAAAATTCGTCAGCACCGAATCATGGAGCGAATAAAGATTCGTCAAGAAATGGATGATTCTGATGCTATGGAGCGCTCCGTTGATGTGTTTTTCCTTGGCGCAAAAGCCATTCCTGAAAAGGGAAAAGTCACACAGCCCAGAAAGATTGATGACTTAGATCGTCTGGATTCGGCACTTAATGCGGTCAATGCTGCACTCATGCGGGCAGTCAAGCAAAAGCAGCAGATCATTAGTTCTCTCAGTGATGAGCGTCGTAGCTTGCTGAATGTTCAGGTTGAATTGGCTAAAAACGAATTACTGAATGTGAAGGAAAAGACTGGTGAACTTAACTTGCGTAAGCAAATGGGCCAATTATCAGTTGAGGAGTTGAGAACTATGCGAAAGGGGAGTGAAGCATGATTATTTCCGATTTATCGGCCGAGCAACGAGAGTATTTGGCCGAAGAGGCGGAGTTCGAACTATCTCGCCGTAGTTATGAGGAGTACTTCATGATGACTCAAAATTGGGGTCGAGATGAGGATGATGCAAAGCGTACGGTCATGTACCCTTACACAAAAATGATTTGTAATGCGCTGCAACCTATTCTTGATGGTGAGCGGCGCTTTTTAATAGTTGAAATGCTGCCACAGCATGGCAAATCGACTACTATCACTGAAACTTTTCCATCAGCTTTTTTAATGAAGAACCCAGATAAAGAAGTCATGGTTACTAGCTATGCTGATGACTTAGCACAACGTTTTGGTACTCGAAACTTAGAGAAGTTCGACCAATTTGCTGGTCGTATGTATGGATTAAAAGTATCTGACCGCAAACACACTGCTAATGAATGGCAGATTGCTGGGCACCGTGGTGCTATGCACAGTACGACCATTCTTGGAGCGGCTACTGGTAAACATGCCGATTTATTAATCGTTGATGACCCACTTAAGGATATGCAGCAAGCTAATAGTCCTACTATACGTAAAAAAATTCTTGAGGAGTGGCAAGGTAGTCTTAACTCTCGGTTGTCCGCCGATGCCTCAATTATTGTCATTATGACGCGTTGGCACGTCAGTGACTTGGCCGGTTACTTATTGGCCGAGCAGGCTTTGCCTTGGCAAGAATTGCGGTTACCACTTGTTGCTGAGGAGCATGATCCACTCGGTCGTTCAGTTGGGGAAACATTAGCCCCTGGAAAACCTCTATTCAAAGATAAAAAGTGGGCTGAGGAAAAGCGTGTTGTATCTGGTAGCAAAGTTTGGGCCGCATTGTATCAGCAGAGACCAGTTATTGAGGGTGGGAACATCTTCAAGAGCGACCAAATTCATTATTACTTACCAAACACCGCGACTGCGACCAAGTTGGGACTGGACCATGACACTTCGGTGGCAATTCTTCCTGCGCTTGATCGCGTTTGGTCCAGTTGGGACCTTACCTTCACGGATAAGGATAGTTCAGACTTTGTGGCCGGGCAGACGTGGGGGAAACAAGGGAGTAACTTCTACTTACTTGACCGTGTGCATGACCGCATGAGCTTTCCAGAGCAGATTCGGGCGATTCAGGCTATGGCCCAACGGCACCCCGACGCGAGTGCGGTTTACGTCGAAGACAAAGCAAACGGTTCAGCTGTTATCACTCAGATTCGAAACTATATCTCAGGTGTGCTACCCGTTGTTCCGAAGGGTGACAAGACGGAACGGGCTAGTGTTGTTGTTCCATTCTTCGAAGCGGGAAATATTTACTTGCCACACCCACGTTGGCAACCATGGGTCCACGAGGTGCTTGATGAATGGACAGGGTTCCCGAACATGGAACACGATGACGAAGTTGATAGTATGACTCAGGCGCTTAGCCAAAACATGGCTTCAAAGATGCCAGAAGCATCAGTATATGAGCACAGTCTTTATGGAGGTGTGTTGCATTAGGAAAAGAGGTGAGTTAATTGGCGATTGGAATTAATCACTATCATATTCGTCAGAATGCGTTGAATCGTTTTATTAGCGGCTATGGCGATTGGAATGAAGACCATTCACAGTTTCTTAGCAAAGATATTTACGTTGATGAGAATGACGTATTACGCTGTTCTCCGGACTTTGATATCTCTAGAGATTTCGGTCAGATATACACATTGTTGAATAATTACGATAACCTACGCGACATTTATCATGAAAAGATGCGTTACTACAAAGGCGATCACGGTAATATTCGAACTCGTACTTATAATGATCCGACGGGAGCCAATGCGAACGATGACCGCAATCGTGTTGTAGTCAATATGCCCAAGAACTTAGTCAATACCTTTACTGGTTACACTAATGGGATTGCCCCGAAAATCACCTATTCAGATAATCCATCAGCTGATGGCGAACCTGATGCTGGTTCGAGAGCTGTTAACGATGATCTAGCTGTGTTGTTTAGCCGTAGCCGGTTTAATGACGTGATGTTTGAGTGGTCAAAGCAGGCTTCCATTCACGGGCGAAGCTATTGTTTAGCGTATCTCAATAGCCGAGGACAGCTAAAGCTAACGTTTAAGAGCCCTGAAAATGCTTTTGTAGTGTACAGCAACAGTAATGACAGTAAGCCAATGTTTGCTGTTGATTTTAACCGTGTGCAGGGTGCTTATTATGGCACGGTTCACACGACTGATTTTGATTATCAATTTAACAACGGTGACGTAAAAAAAGCACAGTCATCCGTTGGCTTTGAGAACAGTGTAATAGGACACCAAGGGCGGGTTTCTAACCCGTTTAAAATGATTCCACTGATTGAAATGGCACAGAACGACGAGCGAGAGGGCGTATTTGATGATGTGATCAGCTTAATTGACTCAATGGACAACACCATGTCAGCGAAGATTGATGACGTTGATTACTTCCGGGCAGCTATTCTTTATATCGCGGGAGTTGCGGAGCTAACACCAGAGCAAAAAGAAACTATTCGAAAGTGGCATATCTTCCAAATCCCAGATACTGTCATGATGACTGAAAACGCAACACAAAAGTTCGATGTTCATTACCTAGATAAGCCAGATGGCGATAACGTGCAGGAAAATGCCATTAAACACTTAACCCATCAAGTTTATGACACGGCCCAAGTTACTAACATGAATGACCCTGATTTTGCTAACTCAACCGCTAGTGGTGTGTCCCTTGATAAAAAGATGCAGCCTATGCAGATGATGGCCGCCATCAAATTTAGAAAGATGGAAGCAGCTGTTCAGGATCTACTGTTCTTGATTTACGCATACAACAATGGTGAGGCACGTTCTTATGACAAGGCGGATGAAATGGTTCGTGATACTACCATTCAGTTCACGCCAAACGTTCCTCACGATACACTTCAAGAATCGCAGATTGTGAAGAACTTGAATGGCATTGTTTCGCTGGACCAGTTGCTTAGCTATCTGTCTAGCGTCAAGAGTATTCCTGATGAAATGGCACGGATTAAAAAGCAACAGGCAGCTAATCAAGCCAAATTTGCGAACACACCATCAGGTGACGGCCCAGTTGGGCCAGAGAACGAAAGTGATTCGCAAGGTGATGATGATTCCGAGGATGAAGGCAGGGATAGCTAATGGCCTTGACCGGTTTACAACTCATCAGGCAACGTGAACAGCAAATTAAATCCAATGACCACAGCGATGATGTCTATATTGACGCGCTACTGGCCGGAGCGAAAGGAAAGATTGCAGAGACATTGAAATATTTTCGCGATCACTATGCGGTTGATGGTGTGCTGTCAGTATCTGAAATGCGCTCAAACGTCAATAACGATGATTACGAACTGTGGCAGGACTTTATCCAGCGGTATGGGCCACGGCTGATGAAAGATGAGGCTGCTAGTTATCGATTGAAGAGTGCCAAGCAGCAAGCGGGAATTGACCGCGAACATCTGCTTGGCTCAATGGTTGCTATCTCAATCGCGTATGCCGCTTTGGGCGTCAATGACTACAATGGTCAGACACTAATGAATGAGGCCATACAATCCATGCGGTTTCAAAACAAATTTATGAGAACACGTGGAAATATGCCACAAGACACCAGTGAATTAGTTGAGACTGGTGCAATCAAACTGATTAATGCAGCTACTCAGGGCCTGTCAATTGAAGACCGCGTGTGGTTGCGAACTGATGCTTTGCGTGACCAAGTAACGGCAACGTTTGATCGGGCGTTTCAAGTGGGCCTTGATGATGCCTATTACCAAAGCCATTTGTTTAAGGAAAGCAGTAAGAGCAACAACTCAGCGTCCAAACATTTCAAGTCAGCCAATGGCTACCTAGCCAATTCACTGCTTCGAGATAAAAAAGCGGGAGTGGCCGCGCTTGCTGGTGCGATTGTTGCCGAACAAAACAGTTTAAACGTTGGCTACTGGTACAACGTGGAGGACGGACATGTATGCGAACAATGTATCCAATTGACCAACGCAAGTCCTTACTCTTCGCACGATATCCCGGGTGCTCCTCACAACGGTTGTCGATGCTTTGTTGTTTACTACAAAATTTAGGAGGAAATTATTATGGCAAATGAACCAGGGGCGCAAGACCCAACACCACGAAATGTAAGTGTCGAACAGTTTAATGAACTTGAAGGCAAAGTTGATAAGTTTAGCGGCTTGCTTGAAAAGCTTGTCAATTCTCAACCTG